ATCCTCCCATTATATTAATCCTAAATGTCTTCTTAATTGATTATTGTCTTCGCCGTTTCTTTTTGCAATATTATTTAATACATCTATATATACTATTTTTTTACCTTTAAATGTTAATTTATAATATGTACAAGCTATGTCAATACTTGTTTCAATTTTTGCCCCAGGTTTGGCTTTTAAACCATCTATAGTTTTAACCATTCCCTTAAAGGTTGCGTCAAAATCTCCAAGTCCTACTCCATGAGTAATTTTATCCATGTATTGATAAGCTCCCTTTAACTCGAACATCATAGGTTGCATATTATTAAGTCCTATCATTGTGTCATCAACTGAATCCATTTTTATTTTTGCTTCCAGTTTTTTATAATGCCCCATTAACGGAACTTCCAATTCAGCACTTAATCCCAGTTGTTCTGTTGTCACTGTTGCATAATCTATTTTCGGAAGTTCCACTTCTGAAATCCCAGCTAAACCATTAGTTCCATTTATATATAACAAAGCATTTATAAGTCCATTTGGTATTTTTGTCTGACTCATACTCCTATCCTCCTATTCCTTTTAATTTTTCAGCAAATTCTGTTAATGCATCCACATCATATTTTTTCTTAAATGTCATTGATTTTAATCCTGGGATTATTCCTAACTTTATTATCCAAGTTATATCCCCATTGATTATATTGATTAAATTGTTATCTGGAACTGATAATTCAGCACTTGCCGATAATAAGTTTTCAGTAGATACTAATGAATTAAGTCTGATATTCATAGCTTTTGTAACAGTTTCTGCCATTTTTAAAGAAAATTTCTTATCCACCCTGTCAAAATAACTTATGACAAGCTCATTTCCAATATATTTAAACATTCTTCTTGAATATGAAAATTTGTCCTTTGGATCCGTTGCTAACGGATTTTTTGCTGTTTCAGTTCCCCAGTTTCTCCAGCCTTTGAAACTAATAGCTGTTATTACTCCGTTTTTATTCAAGAAATTGGCCTGTGTTTCCCTGTCCAGTATTATTTCTTCAAAATTTCCCTGAGAATTTTTATATAAAAGAGAATCCATTTTATACTTGTAATTTGACGGAGACTGTGAAGGTATTCCTTCATTTTCTTTATCAACAGACATTGACGATGCTGAATAATGTAAAGACTGATAATATCTTTTCCCAGCAAGTCCAATCATTCCGTATAAAATTAACTGATCCTTATCCAGTATATTTTTACTGTCCTTCCATTCAGGAATTTCATCATACCTTTTATGGACAGGGGCATTTATCAGTGCCATGGATTCAAACATTCCCCCATTAATATTAGTTGCTTTTGTAGCCATTACAGCTGCAACATCTGATTCATGCGAAAAATCAGGAACATCTATAAATGCTGGAAGTTCTGAAAATTTCAGGAATATATCATTAATCAGTTCAAGTCCTGTTCTCTTCATAGTGTTAGTATTATATCCACCTATTGCCTCTGTTTTAGTAACAGCTGACAGATCCGCTTCTTCATATTCAATATCTATCTTTGTCCCAGTCGAAGGCTTAGCATGTATTGCAAGCCCTTCTTCTGTCCATACAGTCAGGGCGTCAGCTATAGGCTGTGATGTAGTGTTTTCTTTAACAACAAGGGTATCAGTCATAATTTTGTGATTTTTAACTAATACTTTCCCGCCTTTCACTTCCAGTCCCTGCTCTGTTTTCTTAGATGTTTTATGCTTTGCTGGGTCAAATATGTTTACAACATAAAGTGGTGCAACCGCATATAACTCAAAAAATACTTTTATTGCCTGAGAAATACTAAAATCTAGGTCATAAGTATCTCCAAAATATTCCACAGCTTCCCTATAATTAGCAAGTCTCACAAGTTCATTTATTTTTCTTTTATCTTTTTTTACCTTATGAACAGGAGCCGTCCCAACTATGAAATGTCCATAGTCAAGCATTACAGGTAAATTAATATCAGATGCAACTTCAGACTGATACGTTCCGTGTTTATAACCCATTATTCACTCCCTCCTTTTATTTTCTCTTCTATTTCTTCTTTTAATTCCTGTGATATTTTTTCAAGGAATAATTCATTTTTTTCATATTCTGGTAATTCTTCAACATTTATCAGTAAGTTATCCATTAATGGATATTTTTTCTTTAATTCTTCTATTTTATCTCCATAGTAGACATTACCCTTGACAAACCCAAATTCAGGCAAATCTATATTTTTCCCGAGATAAATATATTTAGTTTCCTCGTTCATTATTTCCTCCTTAATCTATAATTCTTGTAAATGAATCTATTTTTGATGTTATTGGTTCAACATAAACAGAAAAAGTTATTCTTGAATAAAAATATGGTTCTGAAACGTCACTATGAAAAGTCACTTTAAATTCTTTCGTCTGATCAACAGCAAAACTTCCATCTTTAGTACTTTCTTCAAGTATTTTTTCTCTGATATAGTCTCCAACAGCCAGATTATTTATATAATCCTTTTCCTTTTCTTCCTTAGTTCCAATCCAAATTTCAAAATCTGCAAAACTGTTATAGTCATTAAAATTTTCTCTTTCCTGAGAGAACTCTACAGCCCTTAAAATTACGAAAGGAAAGTAGTCATTTGTTTTTTTTCCGTTTTCCCTGTCCTCAAATTTGTTAGATGGCAAAAATCCTCTATAAACTTTGAATCCCCTTTCTTTCATGGTTTTTTCTTCCATAATCGTTTTCAGGAAATCATATAAATGTTTTTCTGTATGCTGTATCATTTAATAAGCCTCCCCATTTCATGTTCAAATCTCATATTAAACTTTTCTTCTGCAAAACCTTGTAAGTAATCTAAGATACTCATTTCTCCTAACATCTGTGGAGCTGATGGTCCTTTTAAACGTTTTATAGGTAAACTTGATTTCCCTGTTCTTACAAACGCTCCTAAGCGTCCGTCATTATAAGCTATAAAAGCATTTGGTAAGGATTTCATTCCACTTCCTTTTACTCCAGCTTTTACTCTTTTTTTATTCCTAGTTCTTGGGGCTAACTTAAAATGATCAAGTCCAATAACATTTCCTCTACTTTCAATACTTCCATATAGTGTTGATGTAGTAGCTTTCACTATTTTTAAATCAGCTAACAAATCACCGTATTTAATGGTATACATTGCTCTAGCTCTTCTAACTTGTTCAGTTTTAGTCATAGCTAAGCTCCTATTAATTGCCATCGCTGTAGCTTTTGGAAGTTTATTTTTTAACTCTGGAAAATATTCCAATATCTGTCCCAGCTGATCCACATCAAATTTTACTTCTAACATCTAAATTTCCTCATTCCTAACCAAGTCAATCTCATACATTCCCATATCATGCTTACTTGCCACAACCTCGTACTTTACATCGTCCAATTTTAATGTTTCTCCAGTGTGGGGCTGTAGTTTCAGATACGGATTTCCAATAAACAATGTAAATCCGTTCTGATAAACTCCATCTTCCTGTGTTATGAGCCCGTTCTTCTGCTTATTTTGAAATTTTTCTTCATCAATGACACATATTACCTTTCTTCCATTTAAAGTGTGTTCTGTGCCAAATTCTGAAGCATTTAGAAATATATTTTGAATATCATCATCAACTACTTCTTTAAATCCCATAACATCACCTACTATTTCTATTTTCTCTTATTTATTTTGATTTATTTATTATTTCTGTTTCTTTTGCCAGTTTTTTCAGGCTTTGCCTCTTCTTCATTATTTTCTGTTTCTTCAGTTTCAGTATTTTCTTCAGAAGATACTGCTTCTTCTGCAGCATCTTCATTATTTTCTGTTTCTTCTGTACCGTCTATTTCTCCTGTCACTTCTGTTTCTACTACTTCTGTGTCAGTTATTTCAGCTATAAGCTCCCTTTCAAGACAGTTTTCAGCAACAGATTTTTCTATAATGTCTACTTTCTGTCCCTCAGCATATGTTATCCCACCATAAACTAATGATTTAAGTACTTTATATGTCATATCTATCCACCTACTTCACTTTCAGTATCTTTATAGCTTCAATATCATAAACAACTGGCAACGGTCTTGATTCCGTTCTGATTTCTACAGTATTAGATTTTGAATCCTTGTCAGTAAATACAGCACGTTCTGCAACAATTATTCCCTGTTCAACATCTGCAGCCGGTCCGTACATGATTTTATTATTACTTGGTGCTAATAAAACTTTTCCTTCAGGAATTAAATCCTTATCACTATAAGTTTTACCATCAGCATTTAATACAGAATATTGAGACTGATAAGAGTAAATTGGCAACCCAAAAGGTGCTATTCTTCCAATATAAATGGCTCCTGCTGCTGTTTCACTTGGATTTATTTCTCCTACATTATAATTTTTTACATCCAGCAACTTTTGAATTTTTTCGTTATCTACAAATAATTTTGCAGCAACTGGATCCATCAATATCATTTCAGGTCTTAATCCTGTAACTTTTCCAATTTTTGTTATAGCAGCCTGTAAATCTCCAATTATATCAGCATTTGGCTGTGTCCATAAAACAGCAGGAGTTATTTCTTCAACTGTTCCGAATTTAATTTCTCCTTCTATTCCTTCACCTTTTACAACTACTTTTCCGTTAAATAATGCTTCAGTACACATTATTTCCTCACGTCTTGTAATCTGATCCTCAAATTCCGCAAAAGATTCAGCAAGCAAATCCGCTTTTCTTTCTTCAGGACTTTTTCCACCATATATAGTTTCTCCAGCTGTTTTGTTAAAAAATAGCTCAAAAGCTGAAAAAGTTCTTTTCGGTGCTACTTTTGGAGCTTGAAAATATTTACTTTCATAAGTATTTTTTACCATTTCTGTACCTGGGATAAATTCAGATACAAAAGGTGCTACAAGCTGTTTACCTTTTCTAAATTCTACTTCCATTTTTTGACTCTCAGATGTTTTTCTGATTTTAAAAAAACTATCTTTTATAAATGATTTTGGTCTAATCACATTCTGGTCATACAACCCAATAAATTCTATTACTGCTGACATACTATTCTCTACCTCCCAATTCTTTAACTATTATTCCTTTATCTCTTGCTTTTTTTATAAAATCCGCCTTTACTGTTGCACTTTTAACTGCTAAACCTTCATATATAACTTCTCCTGAAACAGCTACTGTTGTTTTAGTTTTAGCTGTAGTTCCATCTGCATTTTCCATCACTATTCCAAATAAGTCAGTTCCGTCAGATAGTTCTGCTTCGGCATTTACGGCATCTCCTCTTTTAACTTTCTTTCCCTGAGGTACTGCCAGTTCCATATATCTATGTCCTGTACCGCTTAAAATCTGATCATATCCGTATTCATTTCCCTTTGTCACAAAATCCATTATTTTCCCTCCTCTGTTTTTTTATTCATTTTTGATAAAATATTTGCAATATCTACACCCATGAACTTTTTTGTTTCAGTTTTTTCTTCAGTTCCATTATTAGCTGCAGTTGGTATAAAATTACTTTGACTTTCATTCTTAAGACCTTCCAGCTTCTCTGCCTTTTCCTCATTCTGTTTCTTAAGTACTTTCACGGCCAGTTCATTTGCTTCTATTTTTTCAGTATATTTAGCATTTTCAACAAGTTCAGGATAATTGGAAATTTTCATTTCATCAATCGCCTTCATTCTTTCATTTTCCTTCTTTATTCCAGCTTCCTTTCCTTCATTAAAAACTTGATTATAAAGTTCAGGAAACTTATTTTTTAATTCTTCTAATGTCATTTTTTCCTCCTCTTTTTTATTATTTCCGCTGTTCAATATATTTTTTATTTCATCAGCTATATTTTCGGCATTCCCTGTGCTATTTATAGTAATATTCAATGGTGTGATATTCTGACTTTTATTTGTTTTTTCAGCCTTGAAATTCTTAAATTTAGAAATATCAAAAGCCATATTATTTATAATAAGCTTATTTTCAATAATTTCCTCTTCTATCTCCTCATTAATTATTTCATCTATAAATCCATATCCTTTTGCAGTTTCAGCATCCATCCACGTTTCCTCATTCATCAATTCAGATAATGTTTCCTTATCAGTATTTGATTTATATAGATACGTTTCAATAATACTATCTTTCACTTTATTCAACATATTCAAAGTTTTTTCCATATCCTGATTGTTTCCATAAGCAAAAGTCATAGGATTGTGTATCATAAAATGTGCATTTTTTGGCATTCTCACTACATCACAGGCACTAGTTATAATCGTTGCTGCACTTGCTGCAATACCATCAATATTAGCTGTCACTTTAGCTTTATGATTTTTAAGAGTATTAGCTATAGCAATTGCACTGAATACACTTCCTCCTGGACTGTTTATATATAAAGTTATATTCTCTACATCACCTAAGTTTTCTATATCCTGTTTAAATGCTTTATCAGATATATCGTCCCAGTCTTCATCATGTCCTATGCTTCCGTACAGTATCAGTTCTGCACTTTTCTCTTCCTCATTCCTCATTACGTTCCAAAATTTGAACCGTTTGGGCATTTATTACCACTCCTTTCTCTTCTAATGATTTATTTTCTTTTGCAAGAAGTCTTGCATTCTGTTCAAAATCTCCTCCGTTAAGTTCTGCAGTTTCCCTCGTTCTTGTAGATAATCCATTATTAATTCTTATAACTGCAGCATTAGCTTCCTTAAGCGGATCTATCTGTCCTTGACTTGGTCCGTTCCATTGCGAACCTGACCAGGCTTTATCTATTAAAAAATCTGAACCATAATTTTTTAGTTCCACTCTTCCAAGCAGATAAGCTTCATTGAGCCATTCCTCATATACTGGCTGAATGAAATTTTCTGTAAACCATTCCCTTCTTTTCCTGAACATTTTCCATGCTTCTAGCAAAGCGGCTCTACTTGCTGAATAACTGGCCGTAAAATGTTTTATCAGAAGTTCATAAGGTACTTCCAGGGCACTTCCCACTTGCCGTAATATACTTGTAACAAATGGGTCAAAATTTGAATTTGGTCTTCCCGGATTTGTTTCCTTTGCTTTTTCTCCAGGATTAAGTGAAGCTATCATTCCCGGAGCAAGTTCAATAGTTGTATCATCATTTGAATCAACCAATAAATCATTCTCCACTGCTTCAAGCTCTCCAACATCCGCTGCAGTTGAATTATCTGCATCACTTTCAATAAAAATTGCATACATTCCGCTTATTACAGCCGCCATAAGTTCAGCTTCAGTATAGTTTCCTAACTGCCTTAAATCTTCAATAACTGGAGCAAGTATTGGAATACCTCTGACCTGCTCAGGTCTTTCAGTAAACAGTAAATGTATTATATTTCTCTGATTCTGACTTCCGTATACATTTATCAGTTTTTCAGTCACTCCACCAGTCGCATCCAGAGGATGTTCAGAAGATATATAATATCCTTCTATTCTTCCATTCTTATCTATTTTCACTCCTTCAACCACGCTTTTATCTGAAAGCATGTTATTTGGAGTATAAATTCTATCCGGTTCCAGTATTTCAAGCTTTAAACTGTATGGATTTTTCGGAGTTTCAAAATAATTCAGTTTAATAAAACATTCTCCATTCATGAGTACAGTTAAAAACACCAAATCCTGTAACTGATAAAAATTCATAGTTCCTAAATTGTCAATTTTATCTTTTGACCATAATCTGAATTCCTTTTCAATCAGATTTTCTATTTTTTCAGCTTCTTCTTCACTTATTCCAATTATTTCTGAATCAATGTCACTTTTTAGTTTTAATCCGCTACCAATTACATTAGTATTGATAGTTTTTAACGCTCCAGTAGCAACAGATACCCCCATATATAAGTCCCGTGACCGTTCAACCAGTTTTTTTCGATTTTTATATATGTCCTTTTTTACTCCGCCACCTGTACTTTGCCAGCCAACCATTGATTTTTTAGTTGTAGAGGCTCCGTGATTGGAATATCCGGTATTAAGAATTTCAAGTTTTTTTCTTGCTTTATATCTCTCAAGACCTTTTTGAGGATCTATGGCCGTTATCATTTTGTCAATAAAATTCATAAGTACCCTCCTTCCTTATCATAGATTTCTCGGAACTCCTCTTCTAACTCTTCTACTTCCTCTGCTCTCTAAGTTTTGAAGTTCGCTTTCCCAGTAAGCTCTTCCTTTTCTTATTTCATCAATACTCATTCTTGTAAGCTCACGTGTTCCAATCTTATAGCTTTTCCCAGTCAGTACTGCACGTTCGGCTTTTATGTATTCGCTGAGCATTTCAAGTATATGTTCCCTTGTATGAGTTGATTTTCCCATCTATCATATTCCTTTCGATAATATTTTTCTTTTTTTAACTACCTTGACTGGTTTAGTCGCATCCACTGTATATTTTTTATTAAGATTAGGATTAGCAATTTTCAGTGCGGCCAGATTGTAGTTTCGCAAATCCAGCGGTTCATTTCTTCTACCACTTATTAATTTATATTCTGATTTTTTTACACCTTTTTTTATTACATTGACTTTTTTCTCACTTGTCAGTCCTTTAAAATATGTTTCATCATAACCGGTTCCTTCATCAAGTGGAAAATGGCAATATTTAGCTCCTACTTTTTCTATCTGAAGCCTTGAAAAAATAGTGTCTTTTCCACTATCTACCCCGACAGAGAATAATGCAATTCTTCCTTTATTATTCCTGCTCGGCTTTGAAACTATCTCACGTTCACCTGCAACACCTTTTATTGCAAAAATCCTTCTGAATTCCCGTGTTTTGACAAAAGCATAAACAGTATCTGTCATATGCCCACTGTCAATACATGCACACAGTATCTTTATTTTCTCACCATTTGAATATGAATACTCCTTATCCAATACATCATCCAGTTCATTCCAGACAAAATCTTCTGCTGGATTTCCAAAAATTACTCCATATTTAATTCCATAACATTCTTCATCTGGACCCCATCCAACAATTTCATATTCAAGACGATTATCCTGTACATCCACTCCACAAGTAAGTACATTAACATTTTCAGGAACTTCACAGTAATAGAATTCACTTCGGTTCATTATTTTTTCCCATTCCAGTACTTCCTGTTTTTCTTCAAATGTTTCAGCAAGTACAGTATTAGTAAAAACTTTCATTGATTCAAGGTCACCTTTTGACCTTAGGAACATTTCCTTCATTCCTTCCCATCGTGTCCAGGAACTATAGAATTCATTTAAATGAAAGCTTCTTATTTTTGAATTGACATTTCCATTTTCATCTACCAGTTCAGTATTCTCAACAAGCCATTCTCCATGTATCCTGTTTTTTTTCCATGAAATTTCATCAGATATTTCTCCGCAGTCTGTACATTTGATTCCATTTGTCTCAAAATCAAAGTTTCTCCATTCAAATTTCTGATAAGATCCGCAGCAGGGACAAGGTACATAAAAACTTTCCTTAGTTCCCTGGCTAAAAAGGTCATCAATTTTACTTTCTCCTTTAATTGTCGGGGTAGAAACTACAACTATTTTTTTACTTCCTTCAAAGTTTTTTGTTCTCTGCTTTGCAAGTTCAAATGGATCTCCTTCTGTTCCTGCACCTTTTTCAAATCTGTCAATCTCATCCACCAGTATTATCCTGATTGGTCTGCTAGCAAGTTCACTCGGACTTCCAGAACCTGTAAATACTACATATCCTCCTGTAAATTCCTTAATTTTTTTTGTATCTCTTCCTTCTTCACCATCAAGTATCTTATTTTTAAGCCTTGGAACAGTTCTTACCATATCCATAAATCTTGTGCTTGCAAATTCCTGTGCTAGTTCCTTAGTAGGCATAAGATACATTATAGGAGCAGGATCATAATCAATATAATATCCCAAAGTATTTAATGCTATTTCAGTTTTCCCAACCTGTGAACCCATTTTTAATACGACCATTTCAGTCTTTTTATCAGATATTGCCTGCATTATTCCACGCTGATATGGAGCCCTGTCAGTACTCCATTTTCCAGGTTCACTGCTTGACTTTGAACTCAGTATTCTGTACCTATCCGCCCACTGGTCTATGCTCAGTTTGAGTGGTGGAGCCATTTCTTTTAATATTTCAGAAAATAAGTCCACTGTTTTCTGTTTTACATCAAGCCTAATCTTCTTCATCATCGTTTCTCACATATTCCTTGTTTTTCAAAAATTTTGACCTGTCATATTCAGCAAGTTCAGTCAGAACTAAATTAACATTATCAGATATTATTTCCTGAAGTTCTCCCAGATTATCAATTCCAATAACAAGTGGAGCCAATTTATACGGTAGTGACCTCAACTGTCCTTTGAATCCGCCAATAACATTATTCATTACCTTTTTAACATCATCTGCTTCATGAAGATCACCTTCCAGTATTTTTATTTTTATATTTTCTTTCCTGTCTCGTGTCTTCAGATAATCAATTTCATTCTTCAGTTTTTCTTCCTGAAGCTGCTGAGGAGTGCTTTCAAGTTCACGCAGATAATCAATATAGCTTCTGACTGATTTATAGAATAAATATTTACCCTTGTCGTTTTTTTTAATTACACCATCTTTAGTCAACCTTTGAATTTGTCTTTCACTTATTCCTAATATTTCTGCCAGTTCCCTGATTTTTATAGTTTCATCAAAATCCAGCTTATTAATCATCTTTACACCCCCTATTCCGACACGACATGGTTATGAAATTTTATAAAAAATTTTTATTTTCCGGACTCTCGCCAGACCCTCGGGCCTTAAAAATTCTCCCAAAGTACCTTTTTAAAAATTAATTTTAAATTAAAATATAAAATAAATAAAAAAAGACCGCTGAGGTACATCGCTATACCTTAACGGTCTTCGTGAGACTCTAACAGGCTATTGCCTGAACATTCGCCAGTGAACTTATATCATGCATAAGCCACATCGCATACTTGGCAAAACATAATATTCTAAAACATTAAAAACATTATGGAAAATACTTTTTCAATATATATGTATGCATTAATTATATTA